GCTTACTCCTTTTTCATCTAAGTCTTATAACTTTTAGTTGTTATGCAGCTTTTGCATGGCCATGTGAGTCCTCACTAACCAGGACAAGTTAGCGTGTACTCACTAACATCTAAGTTAGCCAGCACTTACTTAGCCTTTAGTTAGTGTGTGCTTACTTCGTAGGGGGGGGAGGGGGTGGTCGTGGTGTGAGAGATTTTGTGGTGCCTCCCACCCACAAGAAAAGCCAACCTAGGATTGCCTACAAAAATGACTAGCTTTTGTTGGGAAGGAAGAAGGTTCTACAGACGGGTGGTGGTAGGGTATAGACGAGTTCAGGCACCCGTGAGGGTTAACCTTCTTTTCAGAAGTGAACCTCTTGTTTATCTAAGCTAACCAGTATCTTGTTTGTCAGACAAGTGGCTCAGACTACATTTCCTGTTCACCTTGCCATGATTCATCCCGAATGATGGGGGGTTACTTAAGAGTCGCCTGACTCGCTACGATTATCCTAATTGGTCGGTTCCACCGCATAGAGGGCTGGGTGATGGCCCCGTGAAGAATGTACTAGGGTTTACCCCACTTGTCAAACAATGTATAGTTCACCAAACTTCCATAACTGGGTAAAGTATGAATGTGATTGATGCACTGCCAAACAACCTAAAGAAAAAAGGTCGCCCCAAGGGTGCTGTGAACAAGAAGTTCACTATGTCTACCTATGCTGAAAGACCTGCGGCTCTCCTGCCAAAGACTGAAGTTCAGCGCATCAAAGAACTCAAAGACCTCCTGATAAACAGTGCAGGTTCCAATGTCGTTCACAAAGCAATTGAGATTGCTATGAATGATGAACACCCAGCACAGGCCGCTATGCTCAAACTCTGTATGGATAGGATGCTTCCTGTCAGTCTGTTTGAGAAAGAAGGCAAGCAAAGGAATGCTGTCACGATCAATATCACTGGAATCGGTGGCGTAGAGATTGAACCCTTGCAAGATGTGACTGATGTAGAAACAAAAAATGTCTGACCTCAACTTCTCACTCCTTCCTTGGCAACAAACAGTCTTTACTGACAAAACAAGGTTTAAGGTTGTGGCGGCTGGTCGGCGTTGTGGTAAGTCTAGGTTAGCGGCTACTACGCTAATTATTGAAGCATTGCGTTGCCCAGCAGGAAGTGCAGTTCTCTATGTTGCGCCTACCAATGGACAGGCAAGGCAGATCATTTGGGATGTGTTGTTGGAGATTGGACGGGATGTTATCCAGGCTAGTCACATCAATAATATGGACATCACCATGATAAATGGTGCAAAGATTTATGTTCGTGGTGCTGATAGACCAGATACCCTGCGGGGCGTGTCCCTTACCTATGCGGTACTAGACGAGGTTGCGGACATTAAGCCTGAAGCCTGGGAGCAGGTGATTCGTGCTTCTTTGTCAGACAAAAAGGGCAGGGCCATATTCATCGGCACTCCTAAGGGGCGCAACTGGTTCTATGATCTGTTCAAGATGGGCCAAGAGGAGACTGATCCTGATTGGAAGTCTTGGCACTTCACAACCCAAGACAACCCATTGATAGACCCAACTGAGATTGAGTCTGCCAAGAAAACGCTGAGTTCCTTTGCTTTCAAGCAGGAATACTTAGCATCCTTTGACAACGCAGGAAGCGATGTTTTTAAAGAAGATTGGATCAAATATGGTGTGGAACCTGACTATGGTAGTTACTTCATTGCAATCGACTTGGCAGGATTTGAAGAAGTGGCTAAACAAGCTGCTAACGCGAAAAAAAGACTAGATGAGAGTGCCATTGCAGTGGTCAAAGTCACTGATGATGGCAAATGGTTTGTCAAAGAGATCGATCACGGGCGGTGGGACATTCGGGAAACTGCCGCCAAAATCCTGATGAAGATGCGGGATTACAGGCCAATTTCGGTAGGAATCGAGCGTGGGGCACTTAAAAACGCTGTTTTGCCCTACCTCAGTGACTTGATGCGGAAAAATAATGTATATTCCCACATAGTTGACCTAACGCATGGCAACAGGAAAAAGACAGACAGAATCATCTGGAGTCTCCAAGGGCGGTTTGAGCATGGGCGTATTGTGCTGAACTCTGAAGAAGATTGGGACGCATTTACCGATCAACTCTTGATGTTTCCTGCCAATGGCGTACATGATGACCTTCCTGATGCTTTGAGTTATATTGACCAATTGGCTGTAACATCTTACTTTGAGAGTGAAGAAGATGAAGAGTGGGAGCCTGTAGACATCATATCGGGGGTTTAATGGCAACAGATAAGCAAGAAAAGCTAGAGCAAAATGAGTTTTATGAGCCTACTGAGGCTGATAAAGAACTGACTGATTTTGTTACTGACCATTGCAACCGCTGGCGTGACTACAGAGATACCAACTTCCTTCCCGATTGGCTTGAGTACGAGCGAATCTTTCGTGGTCAGTGGGCATCTGAAGACAAAACCCGTGAGTCTGAGCGTTCACGCATCGTAACCCCTGCCACCCAACAAGCTGTAGAAACCCGCCATGCTGAGATCATGGAAGCTATCTTTGGTCAGGGCGAATTCTTTGACATTCAAGATGACATTCGGGATGTGAACAACAACCCAATTGATGTTGGAGTCCTAAAAGCCCAATTGATGGAGGATTTCAAGCGGGACAAGATTCGCAAATCCATTGATGCCATTGAGTTGATGGCAGAAATCTACGGCACAGGCATTGGCGAGATTGTCGTTAAGACTGAAAAGCAGTTTGTACCCTCTACTCAGGCAATTCCTGGGCAAATGGGCCAAGCCGCCATTGGCGTAGTGGAAAAAGATCGTATTTCGGTCAAGATTTCACCTGTAAATCCAAAGAACTTCCTGTTTGACCCCAATGGAACCTCAGTCGATGACTGTATGGGGGTCGCAATAGAGAAATACATAAGTATCCACAAAATTGTTGAAGGCATTGAGCGTGGAATCTACCGCAAAGTAGACATTACGCCCACCTATGAAGACACTGATCTGGAACCCACCCAAGAGGTGAGCCAGTACCAGGATGAAAAGGTGCTTTTGCTCACCTACTATGGTTTAGTTCCACGGGAGTACCTAGAGAACCTTGAGGAAAACAAGAACATTGTTGATTTATTCCCTGAGAGTTCCGCTGCTGAAGAATATTCAGACATGGTTGAGGCCATTGTCGTGATTGCCAACGATGGGCAGTTGCTCAAAGCAGAGGCAAATCCTTACATGATGAAGGATCGTCCTGTTCTGACCTACCAAGATGACACTGTTCCCAATCGTCTGCTTGGGCGTGGCACAGTAGAAAAAGCCTTCAATATGCAGAAAGCTATTGATGCTCAGATTCGCTCTCACTTGGATTCATTGGCGCTGACCACCAGCCCCATGATTGCAATGGATGCAACTCGTCTGCCCCGTGGTGCTAAGTTTGAAGTCAAGCCTGGGAAAGCTATTCTCACCAATGGCGCACCTTCAGAGATTCTGTATCCTTTCAAGTTTGGACAGACTGATGGCAACAACCTAGCCACTGCTAAGGATTTTGAGCGAATGCTCCTGCAATCTACGGGAACTTTGGATTCTCAAGGCATGGTCAGTGCTGGTGCTAGAGACATGGGCCAAGGCGGTATGTCTATGGCAGTTGCTACCATCATCAAGAAGTACAAGCGTACTCTGGTGAACTTCCAAGAAGACTTCCTGATCCCCTTCATCCAGAAGGCGGCTTTCAGGTATATGCAGTTTGACCCAGAGCGTTACCCCTCTGTAGACATGACCTTCATTCCTACTGCAACCTTGGGCATCATTGCCCGTGAGCATGAACAACAGATGTTTATTGGTTTGCTTCAGACCCTTGGCCCCAACACCCCTGTGTTGCCATTAATTCTGAAGGGTGTTTTGGCTAATTCTTCACTGACTAACCGCTATGAACTGATGGAGCAGTTGGACAAGATGAGCCAGCCCAATCCGCAAGCAGAGCAAATGGCTCAGATGCAACAGCAGTTGGCTATGCAAGCTGCACAGGCTCAGATTGCTGTCAATACAACTCAAGCTGAACAAAATCGGGCAGAGGCTCAGAAGTTGTCGATTGAGGCTCAGTTGATGCCTCAGGAAGTACAAGCCAAGAATATGGCGGCAATGACCAAGAACTTGCCAAATGAGAGTGATATTGCCAGCAAAGAGTTTGATAAACGGGTTAAGATTGCTGAATTGATGCTCAAAGAAGCTGACATTAAGAACAAATCCAAGATTGTCGAGTTGCAAATGGCTGACAAGAAGGGCAAAATGTCAAGCGTTGAAGATGAGTTTCTCAATCGTCTTTCAAGGGAATTGACCTAAATGGACATTGCCGATCTTGAGCGTAAGCTAGGAATTGATGGAATCTCTGCTGAACAGCAGATGGAGATCATTACTGCTTTGCAACAGTCTGCCGCAGAGAAGATTGCCAAGGCCAAGAGCGAGTCTATTGGCAAGGGTGCTGAACTTGTTATCCAAGGCTTGAAGAAGATCAAGTCAGACATGGAGCAAAAGTTTGCTCAGTTGAATGGCGAGATTCAGAGCAAAGTTGCCTCTGTACAAGATGGTCAGGATGGCAAGAATGGCAAAGATGGAAGAGATGGTAAGCAAGGGCCAGCAGGAGCAACGGGGCCAGCAGGACGAGATGGTGTTCCTGGGCGTGATGGAGTTGATGGTTCTAACGGCACTGGTGTTGCCTCTGCTCGCATTGATTTTGATGGTAGCCTTGTCATCACTCTTGATGATGGTCGTGAGATCAATGTTGGTGAGGTTGTTCCTTTTGATGTTGCTGAACGCATCAAAGTTATTACCAATGGTGGCGGTACTTCTCAGTCTGTACTTGATACTCTGACAAGTCTTCAGTCTCAAATTACGGCTCTGTCTGGATTTGTAAACTATGAAGGCACTTGGAACGCATCAACCAACACGCCTACCCTTGTTTCTAGCGTAGGAACAAAGGGAGACTACTATGTTGTCTCTGTAACAGGCTCAACCAATCTCAATGGCATTACGACTTGGACTCAAGGCGATTGGGCCATCTTTAATGGCACTGCTTGGGAG